ATCTTCACTGCAAGCCAACATGATGATGTTGATAAATCCACAGGGGCAAATCATTCCCTCACCTGGTAACGCGATTGAGCGACAGAAGCTGCGTGAAGATTTAATCAAAGAGATACATGAAATCCAGGTGCGTGTGTCTATATTGGAAAAGGCGAACTAAATGTTACAAGCACTGATAGGCCCAGTGACCGGGCTGCTCGATAAGTTTATCGAGGACAAAGACCAGAAGGCAAAGCTGGCGCATGACCTGGCAACGATGGCAGACGACCACGCCCAGGAACTCGCCCTGGCTCAGCTGGAAGTGTTGAAGGCTGACGCGAAAGGCAACTGGTTCCAGGCATCCTGGCGACCATTGATTGGATGGATATGCGGACTGAGCCTGGGCATAAACTACATGGTCAGCCCCATTGCAGCAGGGTTCGGTATCAACATCCCCCAGGCAGACATGAGTGTTATGATGCCGTTGCTTTTCGGGATGCTCGGCCTGGCCGGCATGAGAAGTTACGACAAGAAACAAAACACAGATACGAAAGGACAGTGATGTTTGAATTATCACAACGCTCATTGGGCCGCCTGGAAGGCGTGGATGAGCAGCTGGTCAAGGTTGTTTGCCGGGCCATACAAATCACAGAGGTAGACTTTGGTGTTATCCAGGGGCTGCGTACAGAGGAAGAGCAGGCAGCCCTGGTCAAGAGCGGTGCATCACAGACGATGAAGTCAAAGCACCTGGAAGGTCGAGCCGTGGACCTCATGGCCTACCTGAACGGCAGGGGCAGCTGGGAGCTGAACGTCTATGATGAGGTAGCCAATGCCATGCAGCAGGCTGCGACTGAGAATGGCGTTGCCATTCGATGGGGAGCTGCCTGGAATATCCCAGACATCAGAGAGTGGGACGGCACAATGGAAGAGGCCATGAATTTTTATGTGGATGCCAGGCGTAAAGAGGGGCGCAGCCCTTTCATCGATGCGCCCCACTTTGAGTTGGTCTAATCGGTAACAATCTCTATGGTGTTCTGCATACCATAGACTTTGCGCAGCACGCCCCGGTCACACATTGCCTGAACGTGCTGCCCAATAGATTGGGTAGAAACGCCCAGGACAGCTGCAATCTCCCCATAGCTAGGTGAGTAACCCTGGCTTTGATACAAGTCCTCGATGGCCTTCAAAACGCGAAGCTGTCCTGGTGTAATCCTACGCATCACTGCACCTCTAGCATCTTGATAGACAGAGTGTTCTGCCTGGTTTCGGATGCCGGCTTTGCTGGCACCACCTTCTCTGGCTGCGCTTTTGTTCTGCGCATGGGCCACTTCACCAGGACCATGCCTGCATCGGTGGCTGCACTCAGCTGTTCATGGTTGCCCATGTACTCTTTGATGGTGGCCTCGCAGTCAGAGATGACTGCCTGGCTATCCTTGATGGCCTGCTTTGCAGCGACCAGGCGTGACACTGCATCCTTCACATCATCATCCTTTGCTTCAAGCGGGGGCGCACCATCATCGACCTTTGACCAGGCTACGTTGGCATCCTCAGATGAGACGGCTGGATACCAGTCGCCTACCTTGCGGCGTTCTTCCAGGTCTTCCACTGCCAGCTTGATACCACGCTGCACGGTTGGGTCAGCCTTGTATATCCAAATGCGCAGCTCGCTGCCTCGGTAGAGGACAGCGACTGCGCCATACTCTGCACCAGTACACATCATCTGTGCCTGGAGTTGGACCGGCCCACGCCATACAGCCAGGTTATCTTCCGGGATGGACTGCGTGGTCTTGCATTCGATGAGCACTGTCTGGTCAGTGAGGTCCAGTTCATCCGCACCCACGACAAAGATGTTGCCCTGGCTACGCACAACGCCGGTGCCTTTTGCCTGGCCATCCAGGCTGCACGCCATCTTGATGCTGTCGTGAAAGAACGGCAGCGTGATTTCTTCCTCGACATCAACCAGGTTCAGCAGCTCAGCTGTGCGCCTGATGATTGCCGGCTCATGAATGTTGCCCCAGTAGGTCAGCTCATTGCCCTGGAAGGTGTCCTCATAGGTGCCTTCATCGTGAGCAATCATGTCTGCCAGCAGTTCATTCTGCGTGGCGTAAGGGGACAGGCCAAGCAGCTGCGGAACGCGAGATGCTGAGACCATGTTATCGGGTGTAAGTTTACCAACCATAATTTTTCTCCAAGTTTAGAGGTTGCCAAGATAGTGAATGAGACCCCACCAGGTGTAGTACTGGCTGTCCTCGACACCAAAAATCCACAGGGTGTCCATCCATCCAGCGACCCAGATGAAAAAGAACAGCCCCATGATGATGTTCTGTATTGCTTCTTTCATCACACTCTCCCTCAAGCGTTGATTAAGTTGCGCACGCTGGTCGCGTGCCATTTGCCACCCATAGCGGATGGGATGTCAGCGTCATTCAATGCCGCTGCTATTGCACGCAGGCTCTGGCCTGCATTGCGCAATGCTTTGATGATAGGCATGGCCTGGGGCGCGACCTTTGCTGTCGCGCTGGCGCGTTGCTTGCCTGTGACTGAGCCACCCTTTGATGGGTCAGGTGAACCAAGCTGCACACCGCGCTCTTTCGCCTGGGCGAGAGCTGCTTTGGTGCGCTCAGAGATGCGGCGACCTTCCCACTCAGCGAAGACAGCTGCCATCTGTAGGAACGTGCGGTCAGCTTCAGGCATATCAGCGCACACGATAGGCACGTTGGTTTCGAGCAGGCCGGTGATGAAGTGTACGTTACGAGCGAGGCGGTCCAGCTTTGCAATCAGCAGGGTGGCACCAGTTTCTTTGGCCATTGCCAGGGCAGCTGCCAACTCAGGGCGGTCAGTCTTCTTGCCTGACTCAACCTCAGTGAACTCAGCAACGATGTTGTAATCACGCACAGCTGCACGCTGGGCATCGAGGCCAAGACCTGACTGGCCCTGGCGTTGTGTAGATACACGGTAGTAAGCGATATAGTTCATGTCTTTCCCTCAACAGTCAATGTTTCATCAAGCTATGGTCAAGTTTATATATCAAACCGATATCTGTTACAACTACTTTCAACAAAAAAATACACAGGTGGAGAAATGGCAGACACAAAACCTACCCTTTTGAGGCTCAGAACTACGACTGTTGATAAGCTAAAAGCAGCCCTGGCTGTATCGGCTCATCGCAGTATGGCTAGCCTGGCCGATGAAATCCTGGACCGTGAGCTATCCAGCCGCATGGATGCTGAAGAAGACAAGCTGGAGAAAATGATTAAGGCAGTGCGTCATGGTCAACAGTCGTAACAAGGGCAGCGGATACGAGCGTGATGTTCGCACACGCCTGGAGCTAGAGCTGGGCCTCAAGTTTGAGCGCGTGCTCGACCAGTGGCGTGAGCCTGAGCTGCCCGACCTGGTGTGTGAAGATGATGCATTCCCATTTGTGATTGAGTGCAAGCGATACAAGAAAGGCAGCACCTTTGCCAAGCCATCGCACTGGGACCAGGTGGTGGCAGCTGCAAACAAGGCAGAGAAAATCCCTGCCCTGGTCTACAAGTTTGACCGCCTGCCTGAACGCTGGCGCATTCCCCTGGACACAATCACGATGATTGAGAGCGGGAAGGCCGGCGAGTATGACTGGAATTACTGTGTCGAGATGGAGTTCCGGGAGTTTTGTTTGGTGTGCCGTGAACTTATCGCGGCGACATAGAAGAATTGCCCGAAGGGTAATGGGCGGCAGACCCTATCTGTCAGTTGAAAGAAAGCGAGAAATGAAAATGGCTTTAGGAATAATGAACGACAACGGTGGGACTGGTGACATCATCCCTATCATCAAGTATGACGCGAAGGCTGGTGATTTCATCCGCGTGGACCGCGAGCAGACAGCGAGCGGTGAGTGGGTGAAGAACCAGTCTGAGCTACAGCTGCCCACCAAAGTCATCATGGACTTTGCAAACGTGGAGACAGGCTGGCTGTCCTTTGATAGCGGAGCACCGAACTTCCACATGGTTAAGCTGGGGCAGCCGATGCCACCCAAGCCTACCGACCAGCACAAAATGGCATTCCGCGTGCGCCTGTACAACAAAGACCTGGGACTGCGGGAGATGAGCAGCCAGGCAAAGACAGTAATCCGCGAGATGGACGCGCTGCATAATGAGTTTGAGGCTCAAGCTGGAAGCAATCCTGGCAAGGTGCC